GTATAAACATCATCAGGTTTACCAGTTTTTCTAGTTCCTTCTAATTCTCTTTCCTTCTCTTCTACTTTGTTTTCAATTTGAGCAGGTGGTGCAAGTTCTATATCTTTATAGAACCCAGAGACTTGTTGTTTTCTTAAATCGTTTTCAGAAATTTTAATTTGATGTATGATTGATTCCGCATCGTCTAATGAGGTAGCCGTGTACGGAACAATCAAATCATCTGCTGGGACAAACTTAGAAACTGCTCGTCCTAGTAAATCGTCATAATAAACTTTTTTAAATGAAGAACCTGAAAGTGGTAAATGAAATAACATTGAATCAAACTCTGGTTCATACTCTTGCATCTGATCCATGATTTGATAATTCATGAATTCTTTAACACGTTGAGCTTGTTGTTCTTTTTGTGGATCGATGGCACCTAAGATTTGAGTTCTTACTGGACCATCACTTGGTAATAATTCTTTATAAGCCATTGCTTGAAACTGTGTAACAGCTTCAGCTAAAACCGGATGAGTTGCACCACTTGCTCCTTGAAATGGTTCTGTTCTGTTTTCGTATTTAAAACCTAATAAATCTAAACCTTCAGTGTAAGTTTGTTCCCAATCTTTTCTGGACATTTTATAGTCCATGTAATTATTTTTAAGATCATTACCGATTGGATCTAAAACATTATCCGGTAATAAGTCTGCTAAATTATCATAATGATTTTCTGTTCCTGGAACGTTAACCGCTGATGGATCAAAATCAATTGTAACTCCACCATCTTCTTCTGGAGTAACTTCTACTGGGCCTTTTTCAGGAGTAAGTTCTTCGACGTTAACTTCTTCAGCGATTTGCTCTTCGCCTGGAATATCAATCTCTGTTCTTACTTCGTTTGGAAGTGCTTTGTCTATGTCTGCCATTTATTTTCTCCAATCTTACTGTTCTAACTTGTTTTAAGGGAATATTCAAGCCTTGTGGATTTGGTCCTCTTAGTGGAGGTGTAGTTGTAGTTAGTTTTTTCAATAGTAAATCCGTTTTCGTTTAACCGTATTTTGTTCTTCTACGTAGTCTTCAGGATGCTGAACAAGACCACCCTGTCTAAATCTCATGATCGCTTGAGTAGTTGAGTCCACTAAGTCATCGTGATCACCATATGGAAATGCGGCACACTCTTCAATAACCTCTTCTGCAAATTTTTGCTCGGGAGCCCATATTACACCAGATTCAAAAAGGGGTGCACATGCATTTACTCTCACATGTTTATCATTTCCTTTGCTCGGTGTAAAGTTAACAACTGGTATATCCATCTTACGTAATTCATAAGTTAATGGCAATCCAGAGGCTTTAGACTCAATAATTACCGTTTCAGGATTCCAGTATTTATATTGATCTAATGCTAAACGCCTTAGTTCAGGAAACTCATATCTACCTTTAACGGCATCAAGTAATATCATATTGGCCCCTGAATCTTGATCCGGGTAAAAAATACCCCAAGTCGTAATGGCAGAATAGTCAGCCGTTTCCTTTTTCATAAACGCAGTATCGTAAGATTGTATGACGTGATGAATTTGTGGAATGTAATCGTGTTTCCAAATTCTCCACCACTCACGTTTTAAAATTGCACCTTCTTCTGAAGTTGGCTTTTGCATCCACTGTGCATTCCATTTAGCAACGGGTAGTGTTGCTTTTACTTTCTCAAGTTCATCTAACTTCCAATACTCTGGCCAGACCGGTGATCCGTGGTCCAAGATCGCTGGAAATTCGACCACGTGCCATTTATCAGATTTAGCTTCCTTTTGATTAGCAAGAAGTAATCCTGTTAAATCTTTCTGTGACCATCTCGTCATAACCAAAATAATTTTACCACCAGGTTGTAAACGCTGACGAGGACCGGAAGTATACCATTCGTAAGCAGACTCTAAGGCAACCTTAGATTGTGCATCTTGTTCCGAATGTGGATCGTCTATGATTAAAAGATCTGCGCCCCGTCCGGTAATTGCTCCACCAACCCCAGCTGCAAAGTATTCTCCACCTTGTGCCGTTTCCCATCTTCCAGCTGCTTTGGAATCCTCTTGTAATTTTGTAAAAAAAATTTTCTTGTAAGGATCACTATCGATCAAGTTCTTTGCCTTACGACCAAACCTTACCGCTAGTTCTCCCGTGTGGGTTGCTTGAATGATCTTGAGTTTTGGATCACGGCCCACCATCCACGCTGGTAGTAAGTAAGATGCAAATTCAGATTTAGTATGCCTTGGTGGCATATTAATAATCAAACGATTAATTTCACCTTTTGCAAGTTGATTAAATTTTTTTGCAATGTGTCTATGATGAGCGCCTTCTACAAATTCAGGCCATACACATTTTACAAAAGACAGGAAGTCTTCTTTTGCTTTTACTTGAATTAATTTTTCAGAGTATTTTACTTTAAGCTGTAGATATTCTTTCTTAACATCCAGTGGTAATTTACTTATGTCTATATTTGAATTCATATTAAAATTTTGCAAAAAATTTTTTAGTTTGTAAATTTTTTTTATAAAAAATTTTTTGGGGTGCCTATTTATCTTAAAACGATTTTTAACGTGTTTAACTGTCTAAATCAAGCATATATATAAACATTTTAACATCCATAATAGTAAAAAGGGGGGTCGATAAATCGACCCGCTCCAATTTCCGCCACCGTTTGAGACCCCTACAAATAAAAAAACCCGCCAAGCGTTTCAGCGTGGCGGGTTTCGTGTACCTTGTTTAAGGGTCTAGGGAGTTAATTAAATCTAATTCTGTTTAGTCTATCTTGCCTACGTTTTTTGGCTTGGCGTTCTTTAAACACGAACCACGAACCATAGACCACACAAACTAGAATTATTAATAAAAGTTGTTTGTCCATTTATATTACTCCTTTTTCTCTTAGTCTATTTACTTTGGTCTGACTGTCCACCCTATCAATGTCGGCTTGTTCTCTTTTCTTTTTTTCTCTGTATTCTTTTTCAATGTTAATTAATTCAGTAAAACTCTCATTACCTCTTAATTTAACACCATAAAAAGACTTTAGTTTTTTTACTTCATCGTAGTTTATAACCATTTTATACTACTCCCTTGTTAGTTTTACTTCTCTAAAAGTATAACCATTATCAAGCAACTCAGATCTAGATTGACAAATATTTCTATTTACTAATCTAGATATTACCTTTTTTGTTGCACGGTCATTAGAGTACCATTGCCATTGATTATTATTTTTCTTTAAAAAAATAATCAAATCACGATCGCATTTTTTCATTTTATTTACTCCTTATTCTTTATGATTTGATTTTAGTTATTTTGTTATCAACGTCAATAGGGAAAATAAATTATTTTATAGGATGCCTTATTTTTGCCACAATTTTATTTTATCTATTTAGTTATAAAGGAGTAATATATATGAAAGCAAATGAAACAATAAGACAGTTCTTATTAAGAGGCGAAAAAGAAGAGCGTTTTTTAATAAGTGATATAGCACAATATGGTTGTTCTAACGGTTCTATAAGTGAGTTAATTTATTATGAAGATACCGTTAAATTTTACGAAAAACACGAAGAAGAAATCTGGGACGATTTAAACACCGTTGCCGAAGATTTAGGAGAGACAATTCCTTTTATGATTAGTAATTGGAACGGTTGCAAAAATATAACAGATGCAACAACTTTTAAAAATGCTCTTGCGTGGTGGGCGTGTGAAAATACCGCTTACAACATAGAGACAGAAAGAGAGTTAGAAAAAAAGACGGCTTAAGTTTGAAGCTTGAGCCGTGAGCCGTTGTAGCAATTCCTAGGGGCGATAACCAACGGTTCACGGGTCAAGCGTTTAACTAACGTATGAGTGAGACGGTATGGGTAGTTTTCCACCCTCACTCCTGACCGTTTACTCCATATACCTTGAACCGTTATTCACGGTTCAAGGTTCAAGCGAGTACAGAAAGGAAAAATGATTGAAATATTTATTGTGTTAAGTTGCCTATATATACTTAAATTATCAGGCGTATTTATAATAACAATATAAAGGGGGAAAATATGAAAAATAAAGAACAAGCGATTATTAATTTTGTTTTGAATTGGTTAAATAGTAATATTGACGATAGGAACGCAAGCGCAAGCGATAGTTTAGATTTAAAGGAAAAAATAGAAATGGCGCTCGAACCACAGACCACAATTGAGGATATTGCAAAGGGTAATTTTTAAACGCCTAAATTTTCAAGCGTTAAACCCACATCTTCAAATATTGATGAAC